GCCTATGATCCAACGTTTAATATGACGCAGTTCAGGATTTGTATATCGTGCATAAACAATACCGTTAGCACGTTCATATACTAGTTCTTCGCCTGGTATGTTGTGATCAGGATTGGTATTCTGTTGCCGCATAAAAAGGTATTCCTTGCTGTATAATGCTTTTACTACCACCTAAAAAACTTAAATCCATTGCTACTGCTACTGCAATAGGAGTAGCGTGTAGTTCATAAATCATGTCTATAGCGGCTTGCATAGTACCTCCAGTAGCCATTAAGTCGTCTATAATAATAACTCTATCGCCTCTGTTGATACTATCTTTTTGTATTTCCATTGTAGCAGTACCATACTCTAGTTCAAATGTGTTGCTTACTGTAGCACCAGGTAGTTTGCCTTGTTTACGGCATAGTACAAGACTGCCTCTTGTTCTATGTGCAAGCACTGCACCAAATATAAAACCTCTTGCATCTAAACCTACAATTTTATCCACAGGACAATACTTGAGTAGGTTATCATACATGTAGTTGTTTGTAAGTTTAAATCCTTCACCTGCACATAAACTTGCTGTGCATTTAAAGTCCACGCCCTTTTTAGGGAAGTCTGGATAACTTTTGATATACTGTTTAATCATATTGGTTATTTGCTGTTGGCATAGTAAACAGTGCTTTTACAAATCCACCTTCTACTGTATCACTTGGTTTGCGAGCAAACACACACCAACGAAACCCTTGTTGCATTGTCCACATAGGATAGTTCTCTGCAATAAATTCTCGGAAACTTGTACCAGTGGTGTAAACATCATCAACAACCATTACTTCATCTGTAGGAACACCGCTGGCATACTTGTTAAGTGCATCTGCAAACTTGACACCACCTCTTGGGATACCTACTGCTTTGTAAAAAGGACGGTTTTGATATTCCATAACCATTTTTGCACATGCGGCCCATTCTGCATCTGTAAGTGCATCCATTTCAATTTTCCATGTCATTGGAATGCCTGCGTGTGATATAAAGTCTTGTTCTTGAAATAAATCCATGTTAATAACTCTGTGCTAATCGCCACATCAAGTATTCCTTGCTTTCAATAGGATCATACTTGTTTGGCTCGTTACGCAAGTTCTGCACAATAGTTCCTGGTGTAGGATCTACGAAGTGTGGCATGCTGTAACGTGTTTGGTCAATGTGTGTGTTTACTACTCTGTGCTTAGTGCTAACAAAGTAATCGTTTGTCCAACGCTGTAGTAAGTCACCAATGTTGACCACGACACCATCTTCTGCATAGGGTACGGGATGCCAAGCACCTCCTAAATCCTGTACTTCAAGTCCTGGCACATTATTAATCTGCCATAACAGTGTGATGGTGCCGTAGTCACTGTGTTCACCAATGCGCATTTGCTTGTCCTCTAGTGGACCAGTGTATGCAGGGTAGTGAATTACTCGTGTTGTATTATATGGATCCTGATGCGCATCTACTAGTGTAGTACCGCAGTCTAGGATAGTATCAAACTTAGCAAGTATACGCAGTGTTAGATCATCTGCAATACGAATAGTTTGTAATCCTGTTGTACGAAGGTCAACTTCCTCTGGCCATAACGCTTCTGGCATGCGTGTATTATTGTAGTTGAAACTTTCTTTCATATCTTTAGGAGCAGTTGGGTCTACATTTTCTGCACCCATAACACTATATCCTAAATTGTTTTCTGCTTGATAACTATATTTCTGCTTTTTATCCAAGTCCAGTTCAAAGAACTGCTTCATGTAATCAAACCAGTTTTTCATAGTTTGTTGATCAGTTGGATCTAATGTATTAGTGAAGACTGCGAAGCCCACTGAGGTGTAGGCTTCGCGAATCTCGTCCAATACTGATTCACTTGTGAAATCAATAACTGGAATCATTACTTAGGTACCGTTGCGTCAATACCCTCAACATAGTAATTCATTGTGTTGAGGTGTGCATCATCAGCAACAACACCATCTGCAAGTTGCAGTTTGCCAGTGTTGTCTTTGATAGGACCTGTAAATGCAAAGTACTCGCCTTTAGAGATAGCATCTTTAATTGCTTGTGCTTTTGCTTCTACGTCTGCTGGCATATTTGTAAACGGTGCCATTTGTACAGCATCTTCATTCATATGACCAAAGTAATCCTCAACTTGCCAGTTACCATCAATAACTTGTCCTACTTTCTTAATATAGTAAGGACCCCAGTTGTCAATAGTTGCTGTAAGTTGTGCTTTAGGAGCAAACCTGATCTGATCGCTTGCCTGACCAAAGCCTAATTTGCCTTTTAGTTGTGCAGCCTGCAACGGAGCAGGACTATCAGTGTGTTGTGCCATCATATCACAGCCTTCAGCCATCATAACGTTTGCAGCATCTGATTCTTTACTAGGATCATACCAAGTGTTTACCCAAATGATGTCAATATCAACTTTAGGATTTACACTCTTTGCACCCATGTAATAGGTGTTAATTTCACGGATAACTTCCGGAATAGGGTACGCACCAACATAACAAATCTTGTTTGTCTTTGTCATTAGTCCTGCAATAACACCTTGCACATGGCGTGCTTGATACAAGCGCAAGCCATATGTACTCATATTGTCTGCACGTTTGTAACCTGTTGCATGTTCAAACTTTACATTTGGAAAGTCTTTTGCAACTTTAAGCATTGGCTCCATGTAACCAAAACTGGTTGCAAAAATAATATCTGCACCATCTTTTGCCATCTGACGAATCACACGTTCTGAATCAGGACCATATTGTACGCTTTCGGCGTAGATTGTTTCAACTTTGTCTCCGTATGCTTCTTCTACTTGTTGACGACCAATGTCATGACGATATGTCCAGCCATGGTCACCGATAGGCCCGACATATACAAATCCAACCTTTACTTTGTCTGCTGCAACTGCACTAAATGTCATGCCAAGCACAACTGCTAGTGAAATTACTAGTGTTTTAATCATATTCATTTTCGATCTTTTCCTTTCGAGGGTTTTTACTGGAGGTGCTCGAATCCTCCGTTTTTTTACTTTGTTAAGGGTACTACAATAGTACTATCGTTATAGTCGCCGTCGCTACTATACGTTCTCTCAACAGTGTGTTTGATTAACTTATCATCACGCATGTAGTATGATGTTAGTTCTTGTCGAATAACCCCGTCGGGTATATTGTTAAATGCTTGTAAAAGTGGTCCGTCACGATTCATGGTCAACTCCAATAATTGATTTACCCCACCCTTGACGTCTGCGATAATACAGTCTATTTACATACTCGTCATGTGGTAGGTCTGGTTCTTGAATGTTTATTATATAAGATGTAGGAGTCTTTGTCAATTTGTTTCCTCTGAGAAACTCTTCGAAGTTATATTTACTTTCAACTTTATACGGGTAATTAGTATAGGGATCAGTTGTAAATATACGTTGATAATTCACTAATTCCTGCCATAACTCAGGATCTACGTCAAGTATACCTTTGAAAACACTGCTTAGGAAACTTGTTATATCATGTTTGTTTTCATGGAAACTTGTTTGTGCATCCCACATTAATGTATGTCCATCAAAATGTTGATGTCCGGAAGTGCCACCAGTTCCGTGTGTAAGGTAATAAGTTATATTTGTTCGCGCTTGCTGGTATACTGTATTGACTAATCCTTGGTCTTGTTTTATAGCAATCATCAATTTATCATACATGCTTCTATAACTTGTACCCTGACTATTTGCATATCTAGTATATACTTGTGACCAACCGAAACAATGAAAATTGGTTATCATCCAACTATATAACCAACTATCTACTAGATCGTCAAAAGGCATATACTTTGTGCCTACTACAAGCTCTGCACTTTCTTCTACATCATCTTCTTCTTCGCTACCACTTACATAACCATGTGCTGTCACTGTTTTAAAACCATGTAGTTCGCGTTGTTCTGGTTTGTTTAATTCAGCATTTTCTAACAACTGTAGTAGCCAACTTTCAATTGCACCATGTTGTCCCGCTTCAAGAATCGCACACTGTCCGTTTGCCCATGAGTCATAAGTTTCTTCAGGCAATCCAAGAATAGTTTCTGTATAACTCTGGATGCCTTCCTTATTGCACTGAGCAAACATATCTTTGAGACTGCTAATCTCCATGTTCTTTCTTTTAATTGATGTAAGTACTGCATCGTCCATGCTTTGAACACTCAACGTCATACCTCGATTGGATTGTTCTGAGCTTGTAAACTTCTTTACAATCTGTAAAACTTTTTCACTTGAATTTTTATACCACGCAGTATCTACTACTTTGGGAAATCCGTAAAGTTTTTGTAGCCTTAGAAGTTCATCAGTTATTGCCATATCTCGTTCAAAGAACACACCAAAGTTTGCATCAGCAATGGTGCAAAAATCAATACCATTTTTTGCAATCCATTCCAATTCTGCAAATACTTTTTCCAATTCAAATTTACGAATCTTTGCGTAGGTAAGACTTCCCCAGTCGCAAAACGTACACTGAAAAGGGCACCCTCTGTTTGTTTCCAGTGTAGCATTAAAAACAAATTTAGAATTATTTTTCATTATATCGTCAAATACTCCAGTGAGGTAAGGACTTGGAATATCTAAATTGTTTAAGCGAGCACCCTGATATATGGGTAAAAGATCTCTTCCATCCACAACAGTTTCTAATATTTTAGTAAAAGTCTCTTCTCCCTCAGTCAAACAAATTGTATCAATATAATTATGACTACTAAAGAATTCGTCTGTTGGTCTATCTGTTATTTGTGGACCACCCATTATAATCTTACAGTCCGGAAACTTTGTTTTAATGCTTTGGGCAAGTGCTTTGTTGTATTCCCAGTTCCACATATAACAACTTAAAAAACACAGATCTAGATTATCTAAACGTGCAACTAGTCTACTAATGCGTTCTCTGCGAAATATAATATCTACTAATTCAAAGTTTTCCTTAACAAAATCAAACTGTTTTGCATAACTCCAAAGACAGCCAACACTGTAAGGCAACCAGTATCCTTGTAGACTACCGATACCAATCTTAAAGTTAGGTTGAACTAAAAGTACTTTAATCATTTTCTGTGTAAATCCAATGTTGTGCAGTGATGTCCACCTCCTAGTGTTCTCGAATGTGCAAATGGTACAGTGTAACTTAGTACTCCATTTGCTCGCAGTGCTTGCTCTAGTTTAGGACAGTCATCAATAACAGCCAGGTCTGGACGAATCATAAAGAAATTTAATAGTATATAATTACTTGCAAATGCTTCGCCAGAAAAACTTTTGTGTGTTAAATCTTCATCGCCTAACCAAATAACTTCCCAATCTTTAAAGCATTTAGGCAATGTTTTCTTATTTACTCTATCCTTATTTACAACAACAAGTCCATCTGCAACAGGACTAAACGTGCTATCAATATGCACACCACCATAAGTTTTGGTAACTTCTACTGTATGATTTGGAAACTGTTCTTGTAACCAATTTGCACCTGCTCTTGTGCCGCTGACGCTTTGTAGATATAACAGTGTTTGGCCCAGTCTACAAACATTAGCAGCATCAAAACGCACCCATCTATTGCGTGGGGCAGTAATAACACGCTTTGCACTTTTGAGAACGTAGTCATAATAACGGCTCTCTTGCTCTCTGCATGCATACTGCATGTTACAATCAACAACAGTATTACCAACTACTAACAGCCTATCTCTTGGACAATAGTTGTACATGCCGCCTGTTAGTGAAAAGTTATGATACTTGGGTCTGTGTACTTTTACACCTTCTTGCTCCAGTGTTCTAGCAAAGCGATCCAAGTCCATGTCTGCTTGTGCAGTTACATGTCCTGGATATGCACCAGGCTGAGCAAAATGGCAACCCTCAGGCTTGTTAGCACCGGCTGCCATTCCTACTACCACACTACGAAGTGGTGACCATTCGTTGTGCGAACTTATTTTCATTATTTACAAACAAAACTTTGCTGTAGTTTGATGTTATCCATAAACTCTTTTTTAGTGGCACCATCATTAAAGAAACTACCGCGTAGCACAGTTGTTTGTGTTAAACTGCTAGTTGCCATGATGCCTCTGTTTTCACAACAACCATGTGTTGCTTGAATGTAAACACCAACGTCTTCACTACCTGTTGCACGTTGGATCTCTTTGCAAATATCCATGGCGAGTTCTTCTTGTAGTGTACCACGTCTTGCACACCATTGTGCGATGCGTGTATACTTGCTAAGTCCAATAAGTGTATCAGCAGCAATAATACCAATATACGCAACACCAGTTACTGGCTGGTGATGATGGCTGCAAACACTTTTAAGTTCACTTCGCACAACGAGCATGCCATCATAGGCATCATCTGTATGATTTGGAAACGCTGTTGCGTTTGGACGAGGATTATAGCGTCCTGCCATTAGTTCATTGATATACATCTTTGCCAAACGTCTTGCAGTATCCTGACTGTTAGGATCATTTGCTCTATCAATGATAAGCCCATCAAGAACACCTTCAAAGTTTCTTGTTACTTCTTCAATAAGTTGTTCTTTTTCACCATCATAGATATAACCTGAGATATTATCACCTGCCCAGTATCTACCGCCCGCGTGTTCAATTCGTGTTTTAATAAGTTCGGAAGTCTTTCCCATGTACTAAGTTCCTTTTCTAATAATGTATACATATTATATGTTTATTTAGGCAACAGGTCAATATTTAATTGATTGTGGCTTTAATTTTTTGCACAATTAAATCCTCTACACGAGTACTATTGACTAGCTCGTAGTTATGTTCTATCTCTTCTAAGTGGTCAAAGTAAAAATCTCGCACAAACTCCCTGCCCTTTGCTACTGTTGCTACAATTGCGTCAATCTTTTGCAGGGTAGGCATATCATCATATCCTGCAGGCAATATATCTTCCATCATTTCAAATCCCAAACTCTTAAGATAAGCATAATGCCCTCGAGCACCTAAAACTATGGGTAGTTGTCGTGTTTGAAAAGGTTTAAATGATTTTTCAGTTACTATAGGCAAATTTTCATTACGTTCATATGGATATTCTTCACATTCTGTTTCTGTAACAATAAAACAATACGCATTGCTATGTGCAGATAATTCCCAGGGAATATAAAACCAATTCTCAGGATGATTGTCAATACCATAATCCATGTGATTACTATGCTTTTCTTCTTCTAATTTTATAGGTAATAATTTTTTATATTCATGAAACTTTGGCAAATCAAAACTACTGTACAGGTCGTTTAAGTCTTCTTCTAATCTGCCTGTCTGATCTTGAACCAAATTTTGAGAAAAAATTATTGTTTCTAGTAAATTATTAAGGTAAAGATTGTGCCCTAGTATAAATCGGCTCATACTAGTCACATTGTTTAAGCAACTAAATCCATAGTCCAAGTTAGATGATAGTGGTATAAATTTTTTATTGACAATCTCACGTTGCCAATACCATATCGGAAGTGAAATATGATAATGCATGTCGTTATATTTTATATTAGTGTAGCCAAGTGACTGTAGGAAAACAGTCTTATTAGCAAGCGCAGGGTGATTAAAAATGTCTTGCTCTGCTGAATAGTATCTCCATATATCACCGTTTAACAGTAGAACTGAATCAGATTCTATTTGTTTATTATATAGAGTATCCGATATTTGCGCAGGCATTTCACTACTAATGTTAAACTGTGTTGCGCAGTAAATCTTATCATTAATTTTTTTCAGCGTTGATGATAAGATTTTTGGATCTGGTATATCAAACGGATGAGTAATCATTCCCAAACATAAGGTCCTAATTTTTCCACTGCAAAGTTTAAATAAGTTTCTACTTTTTCTAAATCTTCCTGTGTTTTAAGTATAGTCAGTTCATTTGCAAAATGTAATTCTACACCTAAATCTATTGCTAGTTTTAGTAACTGTGTTCTGCGGTCTGCGTCGTCAGTTAGGCTGTACATACTGTTAAGAACAACTACATCAGGCTGTTGTTTAATAAAATATTCTAAACTTGGTTGCCAATCGCAATGATCATTTTCAAATTCATAACTGGTGTATTGGATATTAGCTCTTTCGCAGTACTGATCAATAATGGCTCTCTGCATGGGTAGTGTAACATTTCTTGAAAAATTACTAGCCCATCCTGCATATGTAATAGCACTTTTGCCTGCATAGTCTCCTAGTTCTGCTACTTCATGATCTCCAGGCAATCGCATAAAGCCTCCAGGATGTCTGCGTCCGTATTCTTCACCTTCAATTAAAATTCGCATATCCATGCTTACGCGAGTATAACCTTCTTCATTATTGACATTGCCGTGTAACATTTCTTGGAAAAATAAGTGACTCTGCCCTGGCTTAAGAGTAACAGGGAACGCAACTTTTAAACATTCATCTTCCATGCGTTCGAGACTCCATTTTTCTGTAACAAAGTCTTTAGTGATACGGCGACTGTTTTCTAGGTCAACCATCCACATTGTGTTAGTGCCACGGGCTTCAGTAAACGGTGTCCAGATAGTTCTACAACCTCTACCATTGCCTACAAAAATGCCCTGATGAAACTGCAAGCGTCTGCCTACTCGTGCTTGATCTGGAATAACAACACGCAGAGTGCCCTGACGCTGAATCATGTAACGTTTACCAGCAATTTTTTCTGGAACAAATCCTTCTACAAATTCATCAAATCGTTCCATAAAATCTTTTCTACTGCAAGCATTTTGTACATGACGACTAACTTTCACAATTTCACTGGCAGTCAGTACAGTGTGCAGTGTTTCCAGTTCTGTAACCTGTGGAGCAACTTCCTGTACTACACTTAATGCCCATGCTGGCCAGTTGTACTTTTCTAAATCATAGTCAAGTGTACAATTATTCCATTCAATTTGCGTATCAGTTAGCATTTTTATAGTTCTTCTTCCATACTTCGATAGTTTTATCTAATCCTTCACCTAAGCCTGTTTTAGGTTCCCAACCAAGTAGTTGTGTAATGAGATTGTGATTACTATTTAACCAGTAAATTTCACCGTCTCTGATTGGACGTTTGTTCCAGTGAATTTCACCTTGCCAGTGTAATTTAGTTGCTATCTTTTCTGCATAATCTCGAATACTCAGCGCATTGTCTGGACCGATGGTTAAGATTTTACCGTCATTGACTTTATCTGGATTTGTAATAACAGCCATCCATGCATTGATAAGATCATCAACATAGATAAAGTTACGCCAAGGCTCTGCATATCCCATGTCAATTTCGTGTGGATTTTTTAACATACGACTAATAATTGCTTCAGTTACAAAGAAATTATTATCATGTCTGCCATATGCATTTGTTTGTCTTATTGCTGTAAACGGTAATCCCAAACAACGATGTGCATACTCCAGATACTTTTCACAACCATACTTTGCTACAGCATAAGGTGCGTTAGGATTAGGAATTGTGTTTTCATCAAACGCTACCCGTTCTGTATACATGCCAGTATGTTGAATCTCATCACTGATAGGTTGCCAACCATACACTTCCATGGTGCTTGCAAACACAAAATTTTTGAGATGCTTTAGTGTTTTAGCACACTCAATTAGGTTAAGTGTACCAATGTAGTTTACTTCACTGAAACTGATTTGTTCATAAAAACTTTTTTCAACTTCTGTACGAGCAGCAAGATGTACAATAATGTCTGGATCAACGCTGTTAACTTCTGCTTTAACTGCAGCATGGTTTGTTAGGTCACTTGCCAAGTGAAATAACTGATATTCTTTTTGTAGTTTGGGAGTAATTGCTTGACCTATAAAGCCACTACTTCCAGTTAGTAAAATTTTCATTGAGAAACCTCACTGAGATACTTGCTAAAACAAAGTCTATTTGTTTTTCCGCCTCTGTTATACTCGTCATACTTATTTAGGTGGTCAACACCTAGTATAACACAATTACTTGGAGCAACTCCAAGTTTATTGCATATATCATGTTGCCTTAGATGGTATTTGTCCCATAACCATTGTGGCTTGTATAGTTTTATCAGCCTGTGTCCTAAATGGACACTGCTTGTATTTAGGTAGGGCGTTGCTTGATTACAGTATGCACTAAGCGTGTCATCTACAAAGTTTTGCATTAAACGCATGCCAATACGCATATGACTAACAGGAAACACTTTACTAAGGCTAGTTGCAATTACTTCAATACACCTAAAATCTATATTAAAGTTAGTGCTCTTACTTAGGTTGACATACGCCATGTCTATCATTACAGGCACTGCTAACTGTTCACACTGTTCCATTACTAATTGATACCCCGGTGGAATGCCGCCTGTGTCACTGAAGGGCATGCTTACTGCTAGTACATCATTTTCCTCTATGTCACCATCTTCAATCCAAGCCCAGTCGTCGAACAGTTCTCTTGCTTGTATTTGATGATAAAAATATTCACCACGCCACAATCTTAATCTCCGATTGGTGTGTCGCTGATAAAACTTATCAAATACCTCAGTAGTGCCGTTAGCATATGCAAGATGCGTGAAGCGTTCTATACCATGTATGTTGTGTCCTTTTTGCATCCACTCAGCATAGTCGTGTAAAAACTCCTGCAAATCTGTGGTGTTGTAAGGACGATGTTCTATTTTTACAGTAGCAATAGCATCAACATCATCTATACTCCAAGCACCACCATAGGGTTTATCTTTTAAGTTTGGAAGTGTGGTCATGTTTTTTGCCTTATATCATAGGGCAGTTTTTCTTTGCTATTAAACCAATACAAACTACGATGCGGAGGATTTTCAGCATCAGGTTTACTTCTACTTTGATAGTAGAACAATCTCATGCCTTTACGACTTTGGTCTTCTGGACAGGTCATCGGATCTGGATAGCCGTGATATACTAAATTATGATAATTCCAAACTAACATATTTCCCCAGTCTGGTTTTATTGAACTAAGCAGTGCTTCGTTTTTAAAATCATAAAAGTTTAAACAGCCGCCCCAGTCTGCATTCCAATCCTTGTTAAAGTATATAATAATGCTTACTGCTCTGTGCAAGTGTATTTCTTCTACCCAATTAAAATCAGTATGCACTTTAAGACTATCACCAGCAAAGGATTTCATGTACCCTGCACCAACTAAGTGAGGATCAGGCAGTAGTTTTTCAACACCAGTCAAATGTTCTAACCAGTGCAAAAATCTACTGCTATGAAATTCATGCACTAGTCTTTCTTGTACAGGTGTAATTGACAGGTCGTTGTACTCATACATGCAACTGCCTTTGCGTGTAAAGTGTTTGCCTTTGTCTAGTTGCAAACCTTCAAGTTCATCTGCACATTGTTGTGTCATGTCGTCAGATAAAAACTCAGGTATGTTTATAAGTCCATAACTAGGGTGCTGTTGATAATTCAACTTCAAACTGGCTATATCAAATTTATTGTAGTTTATCATCTGTGTCCGGTAATTTGCAATGTGTATCTATGATCTACGCCCATATTTCCAGCCATATGTGAGGTATCACTTTCCCAGAAGACGTAGTCACCAGCCCGCCAGTTTGTTAAAGGAACACTATCTATTTCACTGATATGACCACTACGCCAATCTTCTAGAAATACTATTACTCTAAAACAATCTTTCAATTTACAGTTGAATAATTTCCTGTACATGTCATATGTATCACTGTGGTTAGGCAAGTAAGAACAAGTTTCCATTTTAAAATAACTTGTTCCCACATCTTTTGCTTTGTAAGTATCCTCAAACCAAGCGATAATATCATTGTTCCAAATAGTTTGTTTTTGAGTCATATCGCATAACAGACCACCATAGTGTCTTTTATCCTGCCAGTATCCTTGGCGTTTCCATCGTATGAAGTCTTTTTCATTGTTAAACGTTTTACGTTGGTAGTCTAATCTACTAAAACTTTGCTTTGACCAAAAAGGTTCAATGTGGCCTTTATGCCAGCGTTCGTGTGTTTCCGTAATGGATGACTTTATATCGTTCATCTTTAAATTTTCTCCAAGGATCAACAACTACACTGCCGTCACTTAGATAGCAGTATAGTGTATCTTCATAGTTTTGTCTGGTATATTTGTATGTTGTCTCTGCACTATGTCCTAACAATACTACTGCTTTGAATGGGCCACGTTGAGGACTTGTATGAGGATCTACCATAATAGGATAATAGCCTAGTTGTTCACAATAGTGTGCAACTAGTAAACTGTAACTGCCATCTTTGTATGGAACATCTGGCTTGTATGCTTCACCGTGGATAAGCACAGGTAGTTCATGTAGTTTTGCTTGCGCTACTAAAAATTCTGCTAGGTTCTTCGCCTGTATCTCGCGGGCATTCATAATTGCATCAAAAATGTCATAGCCTAAGTCTAGTTCTTGTGCCATGAAACGCAGGGCAATATTGTCTCTAGGATGGCAAGCACCGCCATCACCCATCCCTGCAGTCATATACTGCGGGCTCATGATCCGTTTGCTTGACTCTGCCAGTGCCTGGGTAACCACATCAACATTGATATTGCCCTGCTTCATTGCGACATCTTGTATCATATTTGCCAGTGTAATCTTCGTACTGATAAACGTGTTATAAAACACTTTGATACATTCGCACTCATCCCAGGTACCAACTACATACCGGGGATCATTCTCAATAACAGTTTTGTATAGGTTAATTAGTTCTCGTGCATCACCTGTTTCGTCACCATCTTCAGTGCCGATCATAACCATTTCGGGATTTCTAAAGTCCCAAGCAACACTGCCCATAGCAATAAGATATGGATTGTATACAAAACGTGTGTTGGTAACAAGAGGTGCCAGTTCTCTGCGAACTGTGCCAGGTAACACTGTGCTAATAAGCACAATCATTTGTGCAGGATTCATTACACTATCGCATTCACGCAATACATCTTTTACAATGTCGTAACTAAAGTCTTTAGGTTCTAAGTGTGCAGTAGGTGCACGACCATCGTAGTCTGCATCATGCGGAGTAGGCACAGCAACAAAAACAATCTTTGCAAACTTTACTGCGTCTGCAATAGTGTCTTTAACTTCTACTAGTTTACTTTTTACTTTAGCAACATCATAGCCTGTAACACTATGTCCTGCTTTTGCTATTTCTTCTGCACACGGCATACCTAGTTTGCCGCAACCAATAAAGGCGATGTTCATAAGATACTTTCTCGAATATGTTTATACAGTGCTTCACCACTGAAGAATTCAGTTTCTAGTTTTTTAACTTGTGTATGGATTGCTGGGAGAAATCTTGAGTAGTTCTCCATGTAGTCTTGAATTCTAGCAACAATTAATTTTTTGTGCTGTAAATATTTATCATAACTCTCTGTCCATTCGCTAGGATATACAAATTCTCTTACAGACATTTCACTGTAACTAAGTCTGTCAGGCACCATAGGAATAGCATCTACAAGTGCGCCTTCATACCAACTAATACCAAGTGTCTCTTGTAGGTTAGCACTAAACACAAGTTTAGCCTCACCTAACATATTATGATACTCGTTTTTTGTAAGTTCTTGTTCTTGACAAACTACAAACTTATATTCGGGTAATGCTTCTGCAAGATCTCTAAAGATATCTACTTGCTTCTCTGGTGCTACGCGATGTGGAAAAAGTATTAAATTTTGCTTTTCCATACCTGCATAAGCAGTTAAACTATTACGCAAATACTCCATGGGCCAGCCTACTTGCACTGGTAAATGATTTTCTAGTTCATTTGTGTATGTTTCTTCAAACAGATCAATATGAAACTGTGTAGCAAAGTAGTTGTCATCATAACAACTATACATACTACGTTCAGCATCTCTTACCCAAGGTTCATCGCCAATTAGTCTACCCAAAAAGTCTTGCGGGTCATAGCTACCAGCATGCCACATGCCACCGATGCGAATGTCAACCCCAAGAAGCCTAGCCATGTACTTGAGCTGAATAACAGTAGGATTCCAAGCATCAGTATAGAGAAAGTAATCGCCACTTCTAATACGCCCACTACAAAACAGAGTAGCAATCTGCATAAGTTGATTACTCTTGTATACATTAGTACCTCCAAAGTTTAAGAACGCACCCGGTGTTGTAGATTGTGGAACATCTCCGCCGCTAATAACTTCTACTTCACTTAGTACTGCCGCATCATTTACTAATGCACGTTGCAGTTGATCTGGAAGATGTTCTTTCCATTGTTTAGTGTAGCGAGTATCAACTGCTTCGATGTCCACAATATACACAGTCATTTAGTTTCTCCGTCCGCTTTGGAAATTACCACCACTGCGATTATCTTGATATTGACTTAGTCGAAACTTTGCATCACGCATCCAGTTTTTAGGAATACGAGTGCCCTGCTTAAATCTTGTATACTCTGCATAACCAGGCGCATCTGCACGATATAAGTCTGCTTCATTATATGCCCAGCCAAACTCCTTACAGAAACGCAAGTAGTCATCTAGGTCGTTAAATACTTTAATAATTTCATTACTCATTGGTTTTCCAGCCACGATAGTTCTCCCTTAGGCTTTTGGAAAGGTGACAACACAACCGTTCTCACCATCTTCGCTCACTTCAATGTGAACTTCTCTGTTTGATCCATACTTTTTACGGATCTCTAAAAACATGTCGTCTGCAATCATTTCACAAGACTTATAGTCCAGTGTCATAACGTTTTCACTAAACAATCGTTGCAGCCAACGACTAAATTGTATAAACTCTACTTCACGATCATCATGGAATACTTCAATGCTTACACGGAAGTGAAACATGTGACGATGTGGATATCCTAGGAATGAAACATCATCCCAGTCACCTGTTGCTAGTTTTGGATCATCCAGTGCAGCAGGATATTTATGAATACCCTCTTTCTGAAATGTAACCCAAATCATACGCTTGCTTTTATGTAGTTGTAGACGCATAGCATCTTCTCGCATTGCTTCTAACATCATGTTATCCATTTCTGCCATTTCTAATATTCCTGTTTCCAAAAGTGTGCATAGTAGCCTTTGCCGTTGGTATCGCCACCATAATTGTCTAAGTCTTGGCCATCATACTCTACGCCGTATACTAGATCCTCACCGTCCGGTGCTTCCTCTGTAGCAAATTTTAACAGATTTTGATTAAAAGGTAAAGCAGTTTCTATCATAGCCTCAAAGAAAGTTCCTTTCTCCTGGCTTTGGAACTGGCAGATGTATGTCCCTTTTGGAGGATACTTATTGCCATGTTCGTGACCTTCAACATACCCATCATGTTCCCAGTCGCTTTCTTCTCCAACACGAGATAGAAAGTCATTTAGGTCTTCATTTTCGATAGTATCCTCTAGAACTTCTGCATCGTATTCTTCACTGCTGACTTTTTCTACAGTGAGGTATGCAGCATCCTGTGCAATATTGTAGGTTGCATCAAATTGATCTACTGGCTCGTAGTAAGTACTGCCAACACCATCTTCGTCATGCATAAACAATGCTTCGCGAGGAATAGTTGCAGGATCTAACTCATCATAATCTTCTTGCTGTGCAATATCATCTGCCTCAACATCTTCAGCGTTGATAATATAATTCACAACATCACTGTCGCCATGTTCTTCGCCATGTGCTTTCCAGAAGTCATATGCTTCTTTGCTGATTTTCATGTAACTAGTTTCTGCACCATATCCCCAAAGACGGACACGATAGAAATGTGGGCCTTTAAAGGCCTCGATTAAGTTTTCTTTTTCCTTTAGTGTAGCCATTACACTACCCTCATATGTTGTTAACAGATAATATACTATATAATAGCACAACTTGCAAACTTGTCAAGTTAAACTTCCTCAAAAAGACTGTAAAACTGTGTACTGGCGTTTACTGTCTTTTTGCCAATAGCACCACGGCTACCAACTACACGCATCCACAAACGACTATGATCATCAATAAGTTTCATTTGTTTGTCAAAATCATCCAGTTCAAATATGCGAGCGATTACATCTTTAACTGCAGTTGCTTCAAAGTTGTCATCAACTAGTTGATAAGGATAACTACCTTCGTCATAAAGTCTATTAGTTTCTTGTACACTGCGAATATGGGTGTAAACATTATGATTCATTAACAGTGCGTAACTGAATGTATCCCAACTAGTTTTACCTTCAAGTCCATTCTTATTGAGATCACCTGGTGCATATACACAAATATCTTTTAGAGTCATGTTCTGCGTAATAGGACTTGGCATCCAATTACTGTATAGTTTTGCGCAATAGTCATCCCAGGGTGTTGTATCATTACTGAATGCTTTATCATCTGGAGCATTTTCCATAATGTATCCCCACTTTTCATTTTGTGGATGCTTGTAATATGTGTACTGTTGTCCATTACTTGTTGCTAAGAAAGGACTTGCGCAATCAAAACTAATAGTAAAGTTTTCATTATATAATTTACGAACGCCACGTTGAATAGCAGTAAGTACACCTGCCCATTCAAGTTTGCCTGTACCCAGAACGTGCATCCAATCATGCTGTCCTTTTTCAAGTAAACCATCATGCATCAGTGTTACTATACGTTTGAGGATAAGATGTACATCACATGCATTTTGTCCACCCATAGCATAGCCTTCAAAATGTGCATCTGGATAAACACTGGAATCATTAAACACTTTCATCTGTTCATACCAAGCATCTGCTTGTGCATGATTCTCACCCTGTAGTACATTTAAAAACTTACAATCACCATTGCGATTTTTGATAAAGTATTCATTATTAAATGCAGTTGCGTCTGCTGCTTCTTGATATGAACTAATCTGTGAGGCTGCAGCACCTTCTGGACTACGACTTAACCAGGCTGGCACATCTAGGATCATGCCATAGTCCATATACTTGTCCATCCAACGTAGTACACCATCACGCTTCTTTTGTGCCTGTGGACAACCACTGCCTGCTTTCCAATCACCTGGCCATTTACCCTTACCAATCTGAAAGCCACCACTGTCACCCAGCATAAAACTGTTACTGCGATCACGTTCACGATACATCATTTCACGCGGCAAGTCTTTTTCAATATCCAAACTACTATGACCAGCACTGTGCAAACTCCATTTGTAGTGCCAGACTGGATTAGGTTTTAGATAGTCCATATTAATTGCTGCAGGACCCAGGCATTCAGGGATGCGTTCCTGCAATACACTGGGATTATTGGATCCTGCACTGTGCCGCGCCTTTCCAGTTACATTCACGTAGAATGAACTAAGTGCTGGAAGAAACACTGCGTAGTCATTTTGTAGTTCAGTTAGGTTAGTTGGTAAATTGTTCATATTTTTCAAACAGTTCATAATCAGTTTTGTGTAAATCTTTTAAAACACTATCTTTGTTAAATTGTACACTAAGTTTATTGTAGATTGCAAGTTTATTAGAATTATTTCTTGCAGGGTTTACGGGATCTTGCCAGTTATCAAAATTAGCAACACCGCCTGTACGTCTAATCCACGCTGCAAGTAATCTATAAAATTCATTAGATCGTGTTCTTTGCATATAGATATATTCTAAGTTTCGTGCGGCGCCTATAAATCTATGTTGATATTCTGTATGATCATCATATACTGGATTCATTCTTATAGTTGATACAAACATATCATTGTCTAACAAGTCTAGTATTTTCAAACTACCGGTATCACTCATACACTGTGCAAATCCACTAATCCAGCGTTCAACAGGATCGCGCAATGCTACAATTTTTTTTATACTAGGAGATTCTGCAATGCTACTAATTAAATCTTCAGGTACATTGTTCCAAGCATTATCGTCCAACACCTTTTGTATGAAACTACTTCCATTTTTAGGAATGTTGATCCACGCATATTTCAGCGTAGGATCAACTTTCATTGCATAAGAACGAGGACAAAAGAAGTCTGCCATTACTTGCTTTGTGCTGGAAGCAAGTAGCGATACTCTGCAAGTCCGCTGTCAACAACAATCTCTGCAACGCCATCGTCACTGATCTTGAATGTTGTATCGCCACCAAGGCTTAGAATCTTGCTGACCTGCTCAACGGGCCATGCCCATCCGCGTGTCGCCTCACCTGCAACATCATGTTGGAATACAAAGTTACCAGCATGTGTGCTATGGTCACCAAAGTAAAACTTAAGGTTTCCATCTTCTGTCTTAGCAATGAATGTAGTCTCTTCACTGTTAGCACTAATCATAAACTTAAAACGCTGGATGCTTGCTACTGTAGGTTGGAACTGAATGCCCCAATTTACTTCACGCATCTTAACTGTTTTTAGTTTTTCGTTAATGATCTCACTTGCCATAAAGCGATAGTCATTCTTAAAGTCGCCGCTGGCATTTGCAAAAGCAATGCCAACAGGTACTGTTTCACCGTTGCGCTCTTGTGTGTTAATGCTAATGTTAGCATTTTCTGCATATTCTGGAATACGCAGGATAACACCCAGTTTGTCCAAGTTAGGCATACCAAATGTTCCCATGAAGTCTGCTACTGGTGTCTTAGTTGTGGCTTGAAGAATAACACTACGGTCTTCTGCAAGTCCTTCAAATGTTGTGGTTTTGTCTGTGCCTGTTACTTTAACAAGACTAATAAAGCCAAGCGAATGTGTGTGCTTGACGATGTCGAGTAGATAATCTTTCATCGAAGTTTCCTTATGTTTGTAATAGTAGTATTATATTTAGGTTTGAGGTTAATGTCAATAAAAATTATTTAGAAGTTTCAATTACAACAAGCGGTGAAGTTAGTTTTTGACTAGTAAGATCACCAGGTTTTTTGACTATCATCCAACTATGAGTATCTCTATGGCTCTGTTCACTTACTATCTGGAATCCAAACATCCGCACCATATTTGTCATAAGCTCTTTAGTGTTATATGTACGGTAGCCTCTAGGTCCTGCACATAGGTCTAAACTTGCTAGTTGTTCACAATTGTTATAGGTAAAGATAAAATACCCGCCCGGCCGTAATAGATTGTATACTCTACTAATCTCATCCTTGATAGGATCCATGGGCCAAAATTCATAACAGTTAATGCTTGTTGCCAAACCAAATTGATTTTGCGGAAAATTTTTTAAGTTGTTATAGAACATTAAACGTCTAGTTGAAAAAAAGCTGTTAAATTTACTGCGTATACTATCTGTGTCTGCGATATTGCCTGTGTATATATAAAGAGGATCACATGCCAGCATGCTTTCTGTAAGTACTCCATTACTAGGATTAAGTTCAACACCTGCGTAATGCCAATCGCTATAGAATCCTACTTCGGCTGCAATCCTATTAATAATTTCAGTGTCACGATAAGCTCTTTCTTGCACTAGTTCTAGATTATGTTCTTTACTTTCAAATGTTTCATAATCTTTACGAAGTATAAGTAGCTCTTCTTTTCGCAAAAGATCGTTAGTTTTTTGATTTATGTTACCAAGTAAATCATTGTATCTAGCAGTAAGAGTCTGCATCTCACTAACAATGCTGTCTATTTCAGTGTAATCTGTTTTATCACGCCAGTAACGCGACTGTTCTTTGAAATACTCTTTTTGTGTTGTTAACAGAGTGTCTAAATCCAGCTCATGGTCTTTGTTATCACGCAAAAAGCGACTAAACAAAATTAATTTATCCACAAGTTTCATAAACGTTCTCCAAGTGTATTTATATGCGCATATTACTCAAAGGAGAATAAATCATCAAATGTGTTTGCAGTTTGCGTTGCACCCTTTAAGTCCCAGTCCAGCACACTTAATAAGTTGTCAATCTTTTGATCTACAATAGTGGCTTCCATTAGTCCATTGTCAAAGGGCATTTCCTTAAACCACTGTGGCAAATGAGTCTCATCAGTTGGATAACCTATACTTGTATATCCTAGTGGATTGCTTTTAAGTTTGCACACAATAGTTTTAGCACCATCCATAATCTCTTGGCTGTACTTGTCACCGTTCATCTTACGCATGTTGTTCCAGTTCATTGCTGCTCTAACGTGTCCTGGCATGTTTGCTTTGCCCAGTCGCTTTTCTTCTGCACTGTACTTGGTCAAGTTGTTAACACGCTTGGGTGTGCCTTTTTCCCAACCCGGACGCTCATGGAATGTATTCTTAAACTCTTTTACTTTTTCAATAATTTCTTCGCGCTGACAACCAGTAAGCACATCCAGTAGTAGTTCACTAAGGAAATCCTGCATAACTTTTGGCGTGTCACTGCGCTTCAAATCCAAGCCCATTGCTTTTACTTTGCCGGGCTTGCCATCTGTATCCAAACGGAAACCTTCTAGGTCATAGATCAGTGCAGCATAACGCTTCTTAGTAATGTACAGTCCTTTAGTTGCAACAATCTCTCTGCCACCTTTGATAATCTCACCATTTTCACGCGGACAGTGAAAAGCACGTTCCATAAAAATAGGAAACTCTATGTTCACTTGATCTGCAATACCATCATAGAGTTGTGCAACAATCTCTTTTGTCCACTCTTGCCTACCTGCCTCAACATCCTCTCGCATCATGGGCCATGCACTAAAGTACACACTATCAGTATCGCCATACACAATAGCATCGCCTGTGTATTCTTCTTTGCCTGTAAGTAATCCATTTACAGTTTCAGCCATGCGTTTTGTAATACAACGTCCTGTAAGTGTTGTGCTTTGTCCTATACGGAAGTCATAAAATCTACAGCCAGGATTGAGTATGGCACCATACAAACTATTCAAGTTAATCTTCTTAACCAACTGTCGCTTGTCCCAATACTCAACATCGCCGCCTTCGTCCTTGGCTTTCTTTAGTTCTTTCTGCATAACTTTGCGTTCTGCATACCAACGTTCAAGCAGTGCAGGAATAACTCCCTTGCGTTCATATGTAAAGATAGTGCCATTAGCACTTAGCGTCCAGGGCTGGTTACTATCAAACATTAAACGCCAAACATCATATGCACTTAGCGTATCTTCGTCACCGTTCTCCCAGTCAATAGTAATTTCAGTACCACGCTCCATTGCCATAACTGCACGATACTCTCTACTTCCAAATTCATTTTCCCAAGCCTGTGCAAAACTTGTACCACTTGCAGTCTTTTCACGCAACATGTGTTCAGTCATTGTTTGACGCAGTTGTCCTACCACAGTTTCTGGACCCATGTTAAGTGCGCGGATCACACTAGGATACAAACTGTTAATATCAATAGCACCAATCCAATCATGCAGTCCCTTTTTAGGATACGCAACATATGCACCCGCTGCTACTATCTTTGGACCATCGTCCCTGCTTTTGCGATTAGGAACAACCATACCACGACTATGTGCGTCATTGATAATTGCTTGCTCTGTTAGTGCAACAGCACCCATGGTAGTCATTAGTAGCACAGTGTTTTCATGTGCGAGAATGTTACTTAGATCAATAAAACGTAGTTTCTTATCCAGTTTGTTTAGCAGTGCAGTATCTTGCCTGTTATAGTCAATGAACTTTTCAAAGTCTTGATTGTATAACTGATCCAGTGTGCCTTCATATGCAACCTTGCGTTCATCTAGTTCATGTTCACCAATAGCATCCAGTGTATAACTGTGACGCTCTTCATAGGTGTATTTGCGATACAGTTGCATGTAGTCCAAGTGTACCCGCCCTACTAGATCAAATGTATTGCTTTCTTTACCAAAGCGTTCAAATGTGCGCTTTTTAGGCTGTTGTCCAAACAAGCACCACTTGCGGTTGTCATCTTTACTAAGCACACGGGTAATACGATTAATTGTATAGGGTATATCATATCCCTCACTGTTCCAACCACTTACAATATCTGCATCATCTAACAAGTCTAGGAATACTTCTAGCATCTCTGCTTCACTTGTAAACAGGTATGTGTTATCGAATCGTTTTGTTAGATCCTTAGCAGTTTCCATTGTCATACCACTGGGCGGGATAGCAAGTGTTACAAGCGTATCTGTCCAGTCTAAGTATATACTAATTGCTGTAATTGGATTAAAAGGATCGTCAGGACTACTGTAGCCTTTTTCTTTGTGAAAATCTACTTCAATATCGAAAAAAGCAGTTTGCAGTTTAGGAGCATCTTTGCCTAAATAGTTTTCTTCCAAACAACGAAACACAGGATTAATGTCGCTTTCCCATGTGCCTTTGTCTCCTTGTATTTTTAGTTCACGCTGAAACTCTTTGCGATTGCGTGTTGCAAATCGACTTACTGGCGTATCAAAGATAGTTTTGTATTTGCCACGTTGATCATCATAATAAAACACATAGTTGGCACTATACTCTTTGTATTCACGTTTGCCATCTACACGTTCCACTACATGGATACGATCACGTTCTCTATCAAAATATGCGTCTACATAACTCAATTTTTTATCCTGTCATACCAAAGTTTATGCACTATTGTAGCATCTTTATAATTATTGTCAATGTCAAAATATTCTGTTGCAGCGTTGTAGAGTTCCTTATCTAATACTGGATCTAACAATCTTTTAGACTCTATCCTTAACCAATTTATATTACAACCTATATAATTTTCATGCAAATTTTTTTTAGTTAGCGACGGGCTGTCTTTGTTCATATCCTTGTAATGATTATTTGCAATTTCAACATCTACACACATCACTATTGTTTTCATATCTTGCTCTAGCATACTAGCAAGATGTTCTACTTTACAAAACATTTCTAACTTATTGCGAAACTTCCACTCATATTCTAACCAGTTTTGTTTACTTCTTTTTTTGTTATATACATATTTTTTAATAAATTTAACTTTACTTTTTGGATTTAAAACTGCACTAGCAGGTAAATCTTCATAGGGCAAATTGTTAAATTCTTCTAGAGTATCAGGCCAACCATCATTGTGCATATTACGATAAACATCTTTTTGTGGAAACATAACACTGTGATGAAACGTTGGTTTATCTATTGTAAGCCATAATAGCCATCTCATGTGATTCATAAAACCGCCGCCAGGACCTAATATCTGCATTAAAATAATCCTAAAACGTAAATCCCTGTGAGAAGTATATTCATCCAAAGTAAACTGTTTTCTCGCCATAGATACCCTACAGCAATCCAAAGTCCATTAGCAATAATAAATGCCCAGTGATGAAAATAAAGTTCGGGAACAAAACTTGCTAGACTAGCAGCAACTACTAGTGTTGTTGTTGCTAACCATGCTAACCACTGGTAGGGTTTTTTATCTACCACCATAGTGCCGCTACTCCATAGCCAAAAACATTGACACATGCAAAGTAGGCAGTAAGCAACATAATCCATGCTGCACCTCTACGCCAACTTGCATATAGTTGTGTTACGCTTCCTACAAAAAATCCAGGATAAACAAGTAACATATTTGGATTGTCAGCATTTACTGCCAGTAACATACTTGCACCCACTGTGAAGATGAAACTAATCAACTCAAAGAAGAATGCGGTCTTATCGCTGGTATAACTGTTAATCCAAAATTGTTTTACTTTTTGCACTTAGATTTTGCCCACAGTAGCCAGGATGTTCTCAAGTTCACTGTATTCATCGCTATGCTTCTCGAAGTCTGCTTTGTATGCTGTGCGCAATGCTTTTTTAAGCACTGTTGGTTTAATCTGCATTTCTTCTGCAATTGCTTTGATTGTGTCGTTGAGACCATCGTTTAGATCATCAACTTCCTGCATTACAGTGATGCCTTCATTTACTAGTTGTGTTAGTTTTGCTTTATCTTCAGTCGAAAAAACTCTGTCACTCATGTGAATACTCCTTGTTGATTATGCTTTATTATATATGTATGTGAGAGAAGTGTCAAGTAATATTTTGAAATATTACCACTTGCGACATGACCAATAACGTGCTTTTGTCTTAGGTCCTGGATTATCACAATTATGTCTTGCACGGAAACTCTTACGAGCTTTTGGATTGGACTTACGGATACTCATAGTTTTTTCACCGGCTTTCTTAGCACTAGTGCCTCCATGGCCAAAGTTCACTTTGATTACATTGCCTTTTTTATTCTTAACGTATACTTTAAACTTTTTAACATCACCACGCATTGGCTTGTTTAGTTTTACTTTACGTCCTTGGTACTCTGCTTCAAATAAGTCATTTTCATCAATGCTGTATCCTAGATACCCATACTCTTCATGGAAGTCTTGTGTATCCTCAAGTGTTACTTCATCTTCAAAGATGGCTTGTTCAAATGCTTCGTTAATGCCCATAGGTTTTCCACCTTTAGTCATTGACATTTTAGTAACAGGTTTAGCACCCGGCTTTGATATAGTTGATGTTGCACTGACTTTTTGATTGTTGCCCAAATTTGCACTTGCGCTAAACTCTTTCTGTCCACTATAGCGTTGCTTGGCTTGAACGTTCGTTCCAGCAACACTAGATCCAACTGTTTGAGTATACCCAGTCTCTGGACTACCCTTCACATCAAGCGTAGTGCCGCCTGACTTGTAAGTTGCTTGTTGATAACCTGGAGTAGCATCTGGTCTGAATGTTTGCTTTGCTTGAAAGCCGCCTATTTTAGGAGTACTAATACTGCGCATATTGCCACTGCGATCTTTAACAACTGTGCCACCAGCATCACGAGTAGTAACTCTGTTTGCTGCTTTGTTTACAGTGGTAGTCACACCCTGTTTATTTGTTGTGGTAACTGGTTGTTCTGTAATAAAATCACTTGCTCTCATTTGTTTTTAACATTCTTTGCTTTGCCCTTGCGATTCTTCTTAGGGTCTTGTCTACGTTTTCTGTTTACTGCTTTTGCAATTGCTGCCTTGCCACCACTGGCTCTTAAACTTGCAGCCTTTGATTTAGACAAACACTTTGGTTTGCCCTCACCTTTTTTTCTATCCCCACACTTACCAATTCTTTCGCCTTTGGTATTATAACGATCCCAGCCGCCGCCTCCGGCGCCGCCCTTTTTGCCTTTGCCGAACCAAGAACGCAAGTCCTCATGTAGTTCAACAATACGCATTATTTCTTCTTGCTGTTGCCCCAGTTGGCTGCACCAACTTTGCGGCATTTTACTAGTGCGCCACTAGCATATGCACTGGGCCATACTTTGTAGCGTGATTTTACTTTGCGATAGCAAGCATCTTTTTCGCCTGCTTTTTCATCAAACTGTTCTTCTGTAAGTGATTCTTCAACACTTTCTTTTAATGCACTCTTGTACATATCTACTGCTTTAGCAAAGTCATCATTTGTCATCATGCGTTTTGTTTCAGGATGATCTGGATTATCCACAGCCATGCGCACACTACTACCATCTATGTCTTTTTCTTTCTTAAAGTCCATGTATGCTTGCATCTTTTTAGGATCTATTTCACGAGCTCCTTCTTCAATGTCTTCACTGGCTTTTTTAAACAAATCTAATTGTGTGCCCTTTGGAATCTCAATTACTTTAGGTTCTTTTGGTTTATTTCTGTCCTGCAATCTAGCCATTGCATCCAAACTTGACCTGTTGCGCAGACTTGCAATACTTTTATATTCTTCAAGTTCTTCTTCAGTAATGCCTTCGCTCATGCCAGTCACTGCTTTCATTGCACGATCCAGCATGCCCATGTTTTGATCTACACTAATTTTAAGATCTGGATCATTGCGCTTTGCTTCTAGTTCACTTTTAGCAAGTGCAGTAATTTTCATAGCAAGTTCCATCTTATCGCCCTTGCCCATCTGCACAGCACGAACAAGTTCAAGCACTTCTGCTTGCACTGCTTTACGCTCAGGACTGAATGATTTTTTCATAATCTCTACTGTGGCATCCATTGCAGAGTTTTCTGAGAACTGACGGAAACGCATTAGTCTTCCTCAGCCTGCTTTACTGCATACATGTGTGCATCTTTAAGAGCTTGGAATGCTTCAGCAATCTTTTCATGTGCTACATTCAAGTAACTTTCGTCACCACCTTCAGCAATTACTCCGCCGCTAAGTTGTCCACCTTCTGATGTAATATCAACAAGTTGTTCCATTACTTTGTATGTACTAGCAAACATGCGATCAAGTTTTGCTGCACCAATGTTTGTTTCTGCAACTGTTGTAGCAACTGTGCTAAGATCATTACCAGCTTCAACTTCACTTTTCATAAAGTTACGATAGCGTGTTGCCATATCATCAGTTTCTTTAACTTCCGCTGCTTCAACAACAACTGGCTGGTAAGGATTCTCTGCACTGATAGCATTAAACTTGCTTAGTAGGTTTGCTGTTTCAGCAATCTCTACTGGCTTTGTGCTTGGAGCACTTTCAACAACAACTGAAGTTTCCTTGTTCTCTTCGATGTCGTTTAGTTTCTGTACTAGTTTAAAAAAGTCAGACATTATTTTTTGCTCCATTCTGAAAATTTACTCATTGTAAGTGGTCTTGTTGTATCTTGTGCCATACTCATATCAGGCTTTGATTTAGGAAGTGCCATTTTGTTTGCCATTTTCTGTTTTGTTTGTGCAGGCACTGCTGGTTTACTTTTTGGCAACGGCATTCTTTCTTTAGTCTTGCTTAGACTCGCAATGATGTCACCAATTACATCTTCATCTTCTTCAATGTCTTGGTCTTCCATCATCTTCATATCAAAACCACTTACTTTAACACCATAGCGATCTTCTAGTTCGTCAGCAACCATATCAAAAATTTCATCTTCGCCGTCGCCAGGATTAACCATTACTTTTACATTTACATCTGTTGGAAGTTTATCAAGTGCTGGTCCATCATATTCAATGTTTGTTGCTTTAACCATTACTTCACGATCTTCTATGACCACTGCTTCTTCAACATTTTCACGGATCAATCCCATTTTCATTGCAGCTCTGTACAATGCTTCTTGGTAGTCGCCCATGTCAGCGTACTTACTTTCAGGACCAACCATTGCTTCAATTTTGCGAGCAGCATCTTTGTCCATGCTGGCAAGTTGTCTCATGCTCATGCGACCTTCTACAACTTCTGCTTCAGTAACTTCTACGCTTTCCGCATAAAGTCCATCAATGTCACCCAAATAACCATCACAAGCATTGTCCTCATCATTAGGACAATCGCCGCCACAATATCTGCACTCTTCTTTTTCTTCCATTGTCATAGCGTCTGTCATATCACCAGCAACAGGAACAACTGCTAGTTCTACATCAGACATTGCTTGACCTTCCATGTAGTGCTTAACACTACCCAAGTAGTCAGCAGCCTTAGTAATCTTTGCTGCAACCCAACCATCAATGCCTTCCATCTCTGAGACATCTTTAAGCATCTTGTGAATTGCTACTGCATATTTTGCACTCTTGTAGCAATCGCTTCGCGCCATTTGCACTTCATGATCCTTTTCAGCCTCATGAGCCATGTCAGCTAAACCTTCATTTAACTGTTCTTTTTCAACATTAAGTTGTTCAAGTTTTGTAATAATATCACGCATTTTATTTGTTCCTGTTTTACTTGCTTTTTATATTTATCGTTTGACTAGTGGTGTGCCCATAATGTTAGACTTAACATCAAGTGCATTGACTGCAGTACCGTCTGGTTTTTTCTTTTGTGGTGCAGTTGGAATGCCGTTTTTGTCTCGCTTAATTTTAGCATGTGCTTGCACTGGATTTGCTACTGTAGCCATACTAGCACTTGCTGTTGCAGTTGCACTTGCTGATTCTGTTATTTCTTTAATTCTCATTACCATGTCTCCCAGTCTGGTAGTACTGTATTTAAGTATTCTCTATGCATTTCAGTTGTAGGATGCATGTCCCCGCATGTATACAATTTTTTATCTATTATATCTTGTACATTTCTAACCTTA